TGTTAAGACGGTCGCAAAAAATATTAAGACAGCCGGACCCAAGGTTACAATGGATGTAAGAGCCGCACTTGAAAAGGAAGTAAAGGCAGCGTAATGAGAATCAGTGAATTAGAAGAAGGGTTTATTTCGTCGTTCAAGCAAGGATATCAGGACGCAAAATCAAAATCACCCAGGTCATCAAGTAAAGAAGTTTCAAAAAAATCCAGTCCCTTTGACAGATATAGAAAAGAAGATTTGAGAGATATGTTTAAGAAAATTATTAATAAAGAAGAATTAGACTCTCAAGAAATAAAAATAGCCAAAGAGCTGCACAGAGAGTTTACTAAATTTTAAAAGAAAGGCATTCCGCTTTTCTTGGTAGTTTCTAAATTATCCTTAATTATTTCAGAAATAATTTCTCGTTCTTCGAAACTCATATTCATGACTTCAGAATAAGAAAGACCTCTCATAAACCAACATAGTTTAAGGCTGTCTTTCTTTATTCCCCGAGCCTGCTTATCTAAGTTATCGGACTCCTGCAAAATCTCCGGCAAGGAGAGGTTTAAGATTTTGCCGCGAAAAAATTTGATTGATCCATCGTGATCGGCATGTTAAATGTTTCTTTACAATCGCCACACTGAACGTCTCTGGATTTAAATTCAATCTGTTCCTTGAGAGATTTTAAATGATTTTGGATCTTATCAAAATGTTCACTAGAACTATTATTAATAAACTCCTTGATCATTTCTCTATCTGTCACAGCCCCATCCGGAGTGTCAATCTTGATAACACAATCTGCAATGATATCCACTGATAGTTCGGTTAACTTAACAAAGCTCTTGCCAAACTTGTCAAGTTTTTCCTCATCTGATAGTTTATCATCATTGATTGTTTGGAACACTCTCTGCTGTTCCATAGTCTTAACGGATGTTTTGGTCAGTTCCTGATAGGAATAGGGTCTAACCTGTACCACGAGCGGATCAATTGCAACATGATCCTCGTAGTGAAAGTTTCCAATAGAACCAATCCACTGAGAAAGATCAATATCATAAGTCTGTTCAGATGCACACTTAGGACACTTTGTTTCCACTTCCATTTTATTTCCGTATGTAGCCACCCTAATACAAACTAATAGGAAATCCAAATCAGTAGTTGGCATCTTCCAAGGGTCAAGTATCGCTGGTACACAGCTCTTGATTACTTCTACGGTTGCCTGCCCTGTTAACAGAGCATCCGGTGTTTTAAACATTAATTCGTCTTTTGCTGTCATAGCATAGACTGCATAGTCGCCCGTTTCCGATTGATCTAATGCACCATCGGGATAGAATCTTCCACCTGATGGCAGTTTTACATAAATTTTTGGCTGCCTAAAGTACCCTGCAAGTGGGTTCTTTTTAGCCGACTGAGTGACTTTTACGGTCGGCTGAACTTCTTGTTCAGGCGCAACTGGTTTTTCATTTTCGTCCATTTTATCTCCAATAAATACATTATAAGTATATGTGTATTTATATGCGCAGTTATCCTGGAAAAATAAAGAATGGCTAAAGTTGAAATTGATATACCCGGAATTGGCTTAATTGAAGCCAAAAATGCAGCATCTGAATCTACCCTAAGAGAATTGGTTAATTTAATGAAGGGTGGCGGAGGTGGCGGTGGTTCTGGTGGCGGTGGTTCTGGTGGCGGTGGTTCTGGTGGCGGTGGCGGAAGCAGTCCGACTGGCCAAGGTAATAAATTTGCAAAGGTCTTAGGAGGTCTTTCCTATAGAGCAGAAGTTGTTGGTAAAAAGTTTACCAAACTATCAGATTATACCGTAAATTTATTATCAAGTTTTGCCAATGTTGGCGACAGCATGGAATCCGCGGCAAGAATATTTGCCAATGTTCCTGTGGTTGGTCCAATGTTTGGTGCGGCAGCATCAGCAGCAACAGCAGTATCTGATGCGTTTGTTAAAGCATCGGGCAGCGGCGCAAGTTTCAACGGTAGCGTTGTGGAAATGACAAGGGCAGCAGGACAGGCTGGAATGACCCTTGACGCATTCGCAGGATTTATTTCCAGCAACGGTGAAGCAATGGTTGCACTCGGTGGAACTACGGCAGATGGCGCAAAACGATTTGGAGAGCTATCCAAATCGATAAGAACAAATTCAAGAGACCTATATGCACTTGGATACTCGACTTCAGATCTAAACGAAGGTATTGCTTCCTATGCCCAAAACTTACGTATTATGGGTCGCAATGAAAACATGTCCAACAGAGAATTGGTAGAAGGTTCTAAGTCCTATCTAAAAGAAATGGACATGCTGGCCAAGATTACAGGCGAATCAAGAAAGGAAAAGGAAGAAGAAAGAAAGCAGTTGATGCAGAATATCAAGTATCAGGCATTTGCTAGCCAATTAAGTGACGAGTCACAAAAAGAATTACAACTATTGATACAATCCTATCCTAAGGAACTGCAAGGGTTTGTCAAGGATGCGGTCATGTCAGGTACGCTTACAATGGAAGCCAACCAGAAGCAGGCACATGCACTTGGCGGAACAATGAATCAAATTCTTGGCATTAGGCAAAAATTATTAAAGGATGAAAGGGTTGGTGACAGCATTATCCAGGGTGCCCTAAACACTACCAAGAACGAAACACAGGCATTCATAAAATCAAACAAGGAAGCAATCATTGGTAATGATGAATACGCACAATCTATGCAGGGTGTTACTGCAGGTAACAAAATTCAAACAGACGGTGTCATAAAAGCAAGAAAGGCACAAGCCGAAGCCAATGCGCAAACCGACGGCATGAATGAACAGATGCAGCAATCCAAGGCAAGACTTGCTGAGTTTAGTAATCAATTCCAAATGGCACTTGCAAATTCAGGCCTGCTTGATCTATTACTGAATTCATTCCAAACCGTGGCAGGATTCTTGCTAGACTACATCGTTCCAACTTTCCAGATATTTGCAGGCATTGTAACTGAAGTAGGAAACTATCTACTATCATTCTTCCAACCAATACTGGATACTATCACTGGGCTTATTAGAGACTATGTTTATCCTGCATTCCTATACCTAGCAGCATTTGTGTTGACCGACGTCGTTCCGATACTACAGATGCTCGGAGGAATAATAGTGGATTATGTTCTGCCGGTATTCCAATTCCTTGGAGGAATAATCATGGATTACGTTCTGCCGGTATTTACAAGCCTGGCTGGATTTGTGATGGATAATCTGTTGCCAATAATAGCAGGAGTAGCAACTGCAATGGCTGCTTATAAGATTGCAATATTTGCACAAAAGGTAGCAGCATATGCACAAACGGCAGCGGCATGGCTTTCAGCAGGAGGCCTAGGAGCCGCAGCGGCAGCGGCATGGGCATTGATATCACCTCTGTTGGTAGCAGCAGCACCGTTCATAGCAATTGGTGCGGCAGTGGCAGCGGTCATATATGGATTTAAAAAATTGTATGATGCTGGCTTTACGGTAGGCTCCGTATTTGAAACAATTGGCGATTTCCTATATCGATATTTCATGATGCCTATCAAGGAACTATTCTATAATATTCAGAGTTCTCTTCCTGGTTGGTTGGGCGGTCTGAGTGACGAGGAAGCAAAAGTTAAGAGAGAACAACTTGATGCAGAATACAAGGATCTGGATGATAGAGCTACGGCAAGAAAACTAAAGAGAGAAGAGATACAAAAAGAAAGAGGAACTGAGGAAAAACTTGACTCAGAAGGCAACGAGCTCAGCGCAAGACAGCTCAAGATGCAGGAACTTGATCTTAAATTCCAAGGTCAGATGAATGATTTTAAAGAGGGTGCTGCCTTAAAATACAATCGAGTAAACGCAAAAGAACAGATTGCACTAGATGGCAAGGCAAAACTAGCCAAAAAGACCACGGACCTAACCAACGATGCCTTGGCAAATTTACCAAAAGAGAAGGATTTCATGAATTCGATGACCTTGCTCAAGCAGGAAGCGGTACAACAGAAGAGTGGGTTTGTAAAAGATAAGACTAAGGATTCTGCACCAAGCAAATTTGCCGTTGCAGCAGCAACCCAAACTGATGCAAAAAAAGCAGCAGAAGAGTATGCCGGCGGAGATACCGGAGGCGAATTTGGATCAAGTACAACCAAAACTGCCCAAACCACTTCTGAAGAGCAAAATGTTTTTGTTGAGTTAAATAATAACGTGATACAATTGGTAAGACTTACAAATCAACAATTAGCAGTCCAAAACAGAACCAAGAGTGCCATTGAAAATTTGGCAGGAGTTGGTAACCTGTTAAAGACCGTATAGGAAACTAGATGAGCTGGAAAAAATATTTTACACCCGTTAATACAGACAATCAATCGGGGTCATATAGTCCAATTAGTGGTGGTGGCCGTCCGGGTCCAGCCAAGACAAATTATTCATCCTATCTGCCAGATGTTTATGCAGGTTCACCAAACCGTATTGAAAAATACATGCAGTATGACACAATGGACATGGATTCGGAAGTCAATGCTGCACTTGATATCCTAGCAGAATTTTGCACAGGCAAGGACAAGGAAAATGCAACTCCTTTCCACATGTTCTTTAGAAATACACCAACAGGAACAGAAACAAAATTATTAAAAGAAGCACTGCAAAAATGGACAAAACAGAATCAATTAGAAAATAGAATTTTTAGAATTGTAAGGAACACATTTAAATATGGCGATTGTTTTTTCATCCGTGATCCGGAAACTAAGAAATTGCTTTACGTGGATCAAGCAAAAGTCTCCAAAATTATTGTTAACGAATCCGAAGGAAAGATTCCCGAGCAGTATGTTGTAAGAGACATTAATTTTAACTTTAAGAATTTAGTAGCAACAACACCACACGGAACTACAAACACTTCACCTAGCGGTACTTCGTCATATACAAGCGGTGGCGGCTTTGGCCGAGGCATGGTTGGTAATGCTGCACAACCGCCAGGAACAAGATTTCAAAACGCACAAAATGAAGTAACCGTTGGTTCTGAACACATCATGCACGTTTCATTGAGTGAAGGATTAGACAATAACTATCCATTTGGTAATTCATTGTTAGAAAGCGTATTCAAGGTTTACAAGCAGAAAGAATTATTGGAAGACGCCATCATCATTTATCGTATTCAGCGTGCTCCAGAAAGAAGAATTTTTTATGTGGATGTGGGTAACATGCCGGCACACATGGCCATGGGGTTCGTTGAAAAGGTCAAGAATGAAATTCAACAGAGACGAATTCCAAGTTCAACAGGAGGCGGCAATAATATAATTGATGCTTCGTACAATCCACTATCTACCAACGAAGATTACTTCTTCCCACAAACAGCGGAAGGTAGAGGATCTAAAGTTGAAACATTACCGGGTGGTACAAACCTAGGCGAAATTACAGATTTAAAATACTTTACTAATAAATTGTTCCGTGCTTTGAGAATTCCGGCATCTTATTTGCCAACTTCAATTGACGAGCAGGCTAATACGGTATCCGATGGTAAGGTTGGAACTGCATACATTCAGGAATTAAGATTTAACAAGTACTGCGAAAGATTGCAGAGTAACATTGTTGAAGCATTTGATCATGAATTTAAATTATGGTTACTTAACAATGGATATAACATTGATTCAAGTCTATTCGAACTTAAATTTAATCCGCCACAGAACTTTGCAGCATACAGGCAGGCTGAACTTGATACAACAAGAGCAAACATCTTCAATGTTGTACAACAAGTACCACATCTGTCAAAACGCTTTGCACTAAAACGTTATCTAGGATTAACACAAGAAGAAATTGCAGAAAATCAAAGATTGTGGCTTGAAGAGCAAGGCGCTAATCTACAACCGGCTACAGATGCAGCAGGTGAAATGAGAACCGCAGGTATTACTCCTGCAGGTATTGCTGCTGATGCAGCAGACCAAAGTGCAGAAGCACCAGAAGAAGTTGCCGCAACAGCGGAACAGCCAGCAGGAGACCAAGCAGGCACCGAAACGCCCGTTTAGTAATAAATACATTATGCTTCTAAGAGAGTTTTTATATTTTAATGACGACGTTAATGACTTTGCTGTAGATCGTAGATACGATAATAGCAATGATAGTTCTGTTGTCAAATTAGGCGATACTAGAAAGGTAAAGCTCACTCTCAGACAGATTAATCAACTTAGGATACAAGCCGAAGCACACGAAGCAGAACGTCAATCTGAACTGGCTTTCATAAAGCAAATGTATGGAACACCAGTTGAGCAAGAAGAATAAAAATACCCACAAGCACACGGATATAGCATTTGTTCTTGGCAATGGCAAGAGCAGACTTCGCTTGAATTGTCCTAGCCTACTAAGCATTGGAACCGTTTACGGGTGTAATGCACAATACAGAGAATTTGATCCTCACTATCTAACCGCAGTTGACGTAAAAATGGTTAACGAGTTGATTGATAGTGGATATGCACAGAAGGGAACGGTATGGACCAATCCTAATAAAGGCATTAAAAACAAGGATAAGATTAATTTTTTTAATCCTCACAAGGGATGGTCAAGCGGTCCTACGGCGCTTTGGTTTGCAGCAACTAATGGACACAAGCACATTTACATACACGGATTTGACTATCAAGGAGATAAGGGCAAGTTTAACAACGTGTATGCAGACACACACAACTATAAAAAAAGCAGTGATAGTGCTACCTTTTTTGGCAATTGGTTAAGCCAAACCGAAAAGGTTATTAAGGAGTTTGTACACACCAAATTCTATAGAGTTATAGATAGTGGAGCATTTATACCAGACAAATTAGGTCCACAATATGCCAATTTAAAGCATATTTCTTACGAAGATTTTGAAAGAACCTTCGAGGGAACTATATATCAAGATCAAATGACTCAAAAAACTACCATTTAACCCTGATTTTATAACAATTATGTAAATACATAATGAAACAGCCTTACATCAATATTAAAGGAGAATAAGATGGCCGATAAAACAACATTAGAACAAATGCTAGAGCATTTGGTAAATGATGATCAAGCAAAAGCCGAAGAGCTTTTCCACGAGTATGTGGTTGCTAAATCACGTGAAGTATACGAAAGTTTAATTGAAGAAGAGTTAAAAGATGAAGACGTTGAAGAAGCATCTGACAAAGATGAAGATGAAGCAGTAGACGAAGCATCTAAAGACGAAGATTCAGAAGAAGATAAAGTTGACGAAGCATCAGACGAAGACGATGATGATCAAGTTGACGAAGAATTTGAAGAAGTAGCCGTAGAAGGTGATGACGAAGAAGGCGAAATGGACATGGGTGGCGACGCTACTGATGATCTAGAAGCAGACGTCACAGGCGATGAAGATAGTGA